AGCACCTGTCGTAAATCCACAACAATATAATGAATTAAAAACTGAAATAGAAAAATTAAAGAAACAACCAGCACCCGCACAACAATTAAAAACAGATGTTGATAACTTAAAAAAACAAATATCAGCAAATACAGCACAATTAAATAATGTTAAATCTGAAATGGATAATCTTAAAAAACAAGGTAATGTAGCAATCCTAAAAACAGAAATAGATAATCTTAAAAAACAAGGTAATGTAGCAATCCTAAAAACAGAAATAGAAAATCTTAAAAAACAAACACCAGTTAATTCAAACCAACAAAATGAATTTAAATCAGAATTAGATAAATATAAACTTCAAGTTCAAAATTTATCGAATGAAATAAATAAATTACGTGATAAATTAGTAAATGATTCAAGAGATATTGAATTATTAAAAAAGAATAAAACTGAAATTAAAGATATTGATAATATAATTAAATCAAATTTTGATGAAACAAATAAAAAATTTGAAGAAGTAAATAAAGCAGTAAAATCTTTAGATGAAAATTTAATAAAAGCAAATAAAATAGAAGCAATAGTTGAAGAATTAAAAAAGAAATTATGATTGTGTAAATTGAAAAATATTAATACAATTATTTAATATTTCAGAATCTTTATCAATATAACCATTATGTTCTTTTAAAATTGATAAAGCTTTTTCAAAATGTTCTTGTGCTTCTTGATATAATTTATTTTTATGATATATAATAGCCATTATATGATAAACATCAGCACTATTAATAACTTTAAGTTTATTAAAAATAATTAAAGCAGAATTTAAATTATCTGGTTCATTTAATAATTTAATTAATTGTATATATTCAGGATTAAATATTAAAACATTACTTTTATTAATTGTAGATGGAAATATACCAATTTTAGAAGCTTCTAATAACATATATTTATTAATATATCCAATTTTAATAGATTTATTATCATATAAAAATTTAGATAATTGTATTCTCATAGTATAATTATATGTTTCAAAATAATTATTAAGTAATTTAGCAGTTTTATTATTTATAATATAAGATGCTTTAGATGGAATAATATCTGAATTATTACCATTTCTTAAATCTAAAACATTGATATCTTCATCAATTTTATTTTGTATTGTAAAACCAGTAAATATAATATCAAATAAATCTAATTTATGATTAATAATTTTAGAAAAATCAACTAAATTAGGTAAATAATCATTTGAAATAACAACATCATCTTCAAGAATCCAAGCATAATCAATATTTTCAGAAATAATTTTAGAATAAATATATTTATGTCTAAGAATATTATCAACAATATTTGGATTAATTTTAGTAATTAATTTATCAAAATCAGGATTATTACAATATGATAATTTAATTTTATCTTTAATTTGTTCATCTGTAAGTGTAAATTTATAATTAATAATTTCAATATCTAGATTAAATATGTTTGAAAAATGTTGTTGAATTGTATTTATATATTTAATTCTAGTATTTAAAAATGGTGTAGTAATGATAAATAATTTCATTTTAGTGAATCATATAAATAATTTTTTATATAAAAATGAATAATATTTATAAACTAATAATAAATGCTAGAATTCTGTAAATTTTGTAATAATTTATTATATATTTCAGTTGATAAAAATGTTTTAATGAAAGAATGTAAATGTTGTTTAAATTCAGAAGAAATAAAGAATGAATCAAAAAAAATTTCAGAAACAAATTATACAAATAATAAAATATTATATCAAAAATATTATGCAGAAATAATAAATGGAATTCCAGTAAATAAAATATTAGCAACAGATCCAACATTACCTCGTATTATTGATCCTAAAATAACACCACCTGAAGGATATCAACATGATCCAAATACATCAGTATCATATATAAAACATATTGATCAAACATATTTATGGATTTCAAATACAACTGGTGAAATATGGTATTAAAAAATGATATAAACTAAAAATATAATTATATATTAATATGGTTTCATTACAAAAATTTGTAGATTTTGATGATATTTCGATAATTCGTGAAAATTCTTTAAATAGTTTAGATAAATTAAATTTAGCACAAAAATTACTATATAAATATGAATATACAATTTTAATAGGTTTGCGAACAAATGATTTAGCAAATAATATGCCACCTTTTATTGAAGTAGATAAAACAAAATTAAGAAACAATATGGATTATAGAAAAATAGCAATTGAAGAATTAAAACAAAGAAAATTATATTATACAATAGTTCGTAAATATATAAATAAAAATATTTATATTAGAGTATCAGATCCAGAATTAGATTTTACAGCAATAGAAGAATTATTTGACGAATGATATATGTAAATGTGTAAATTCTTTAAAAACTTGCCTACTAATAATTTGATGTTCTAATGATTTTAGTTTATCAAGATCAATATATAAATTAGTATTATACTTATCATGTATAATATTAATATACAAATTAGTTATTAAATTATTTTCAATTAAATAATTAAAAATGGAAACTCCACCAATAAAAAAAGAACAATTATTATTATATTTTACAATAACATCATTAATATTATTATAAACTTGAACATTTTTATAATTTTTTTTAATTTGTTCGGTTTTTTCTCTGGAGCTAGTTAAAACAATATTATTACAATTAATAATTGGTTTATTTTTTTGCCATGTATTATAACCCATGATAATATTGGAATTATTAATTATAATTTCTGTTAATTTTAATTCAGATGGAATATTCCATGGAATTTTATCATTAAATGCAACGCCTCCATTTTTTGTACAAGAAATTATAATATTAACCATAATAAATGTTTTATATATATATTATATTATTAATATTATTTATATGCTTATATTTTTATTTATATATTACAAAAATATTAAATGATAATGATTTAAAAAATTTTTTAAAAAATGATTCAGATAGTTATTTTAAAAACATGTCAATACATGATTTAAGAGCAAGAAAAAGTTTAACAGTAAATGATTATATCGAGAAGGTAATTAAATTTAGTAATGAAAAATTAAATATTAAAGATTATTTAATACTTTTATATTGTGTAATAAAAGCAGATATATTTTTTTATAATTTAAAATCTGAATATTTACCAATAGATCATAATATACATAAAATATTATGGAAATTTGGTATAACAAAAAATAAAAATTATGAAGAAGGATTTCCTCATACAAGAACAGATATAATATTCATAGATATAAATATAATAAAAAATATAAATACAGAAAAAAATTTAAAAGATTTTATAAAATTATTAATACATGAAAAAATACATATATATCAAAGATACAATAAAGATAAATTATATAATATTTTAGAAAAAAAAGGATATAAAGTGAAATATACTAAAAAAATATTTAAATTAGTGAGAGCAAATCCAGATTTAGATAATTATATTTATGAAAATAACGAAGGAAAATTAATGATATATAAATATAATAGTGCAAATCCAAATGGAATAAATGATGTAATTAAAACTACAGAATATGAACATCCTTATGAAATGATTTCTTATATAATAGAAAATACATATGCCTAGAACAATAAATTATAATGAATTAACAAATATAATAAGAAATGAATATAAAAATGGTGCTTGTTCCAGTAGTAGTAACAAAACAACAGATAAAAATATATTTGATTCTATGTTAGAATATTCATTATTTTCAAATTTAATGAATGGAAATTCAGATTATTTTAAAAATATTGCAAATGATAACTTTAATGATTTCTTTGGTACAGGTGAAAGTCAAAGAGAAAAAGAAATAAGAAAGGAAAAATTAAATAAATTAGAAGAAAGATATCCAATAATATTTTCAAAAAGTGATTATAAAAATTTTGGTGTGGATATAAGGAGGAGTTAATTTTAATAGAATAAAATGAGTGATAATAATATATTAGAATTAAAAACATTTCAAGCAACAACATTTAAACAGGTAATAGATGCTTTAAAAGAGATATTAATGGATGTAAATTTTGAATTTGATGAAAATGGTTTAAAAATAATGGCAATGGATACAAGTCATGTAGTTTTGATTTTTGCAAAAATGGATGCAGATAAATTTGAAGAATATAAATGTAATGCAGAAAGTGGAAAAATATATGTAGGATTAAATATGTTTAAATTACATGCTATAATAAAAACAATAACAAATAACGATACATTAACATTATTTATTGATAATGAAAATAGAAATCAATTAGGAATAAGAATTGAAAATCCAGATAAAAATTATAAAACAACTTATAAATTATTTATGTTGGATATTGATATCTTAAATGTAAATATTCCACCAGTAGATTTTCATACAACAATTACTATGCCAACAGTATATTTTCAAAAAATTATTAGAGATATGCATAATATTGCAGAAACATTAGAAATAAGAAGTGTTGATAAATATTTATATTTAAGTTGTAAAGGTGAATTTTGTACTCAAGAAACAACAATCGGTGTTGATAATAATTTTAGTGTTAATATAAAGAAAAAAGAAGAATTAAATAATATAATTCAAGGAATTTTTAATTTAAAATATATAGCAATTTTTACAAAATGTACAAATTTATGTCAAAATGTGGAGATATATTTAAAACAAGAATATCCATTAATATTATCTTATGATATAGCAAATTTAGGTACAATTCAGTTAGCATTATCACCAGAAGTTAATCAATGAAACTTTATTTAAAAATATCCACATTGTTAATAATGGTATCTATTATATCATTAATATATTTTTATGAAAAAAATAATAATGATAACGAATTATATATTAAATTATCAATAATTAGTTTTTTTGGTGGTTTTTGTTCAGTCTTAAATCATTGTGTAAATAGTAAATATTTTAAATATTTAGACAGAATTTATATGTTAATTTCATTTATATTTCATTTCCATATATTAAATACATTTTTTCAATTATTACTATTAATAATACCAGTTTTATTATATTTTTTGAGTAAAATATATAAAAAAAAATATTTACATGTAATTGCACATTTGATAATAATTTTATATCATATAATATTATATCAAAGTTTATTATAACAATTAGTCATAATATTATATACTTTATCACGATAATGAGAAATGGATTCATTATTATCAGGATAGATAAGATCTAAAATTTCAACATTAATATCACAATTACCATCTAGAATAACTTTAGTCCAACAATATAAAGCATGATCATTACTAAAAGAAGTTGGATTAATTTTAAAATTTTTATATTTAATAACAACTGGTAAAACGGGAAATTTATTAACAAAAGCACCAGTTTTAAAAGGTGAAATAACTTTTCCAGGTGGAATAGGTTGCATTCCATCTGGAAAAATTGCTAAAACATTTTCAGATTTTTTTCTATTTTCAACTTTTTCTTTAATTTTTTTAACTGTATTATTATTTTGAACAATAAGACATTCTAATTTACGCATTACAAATTTGCTACAAAAAGAAGTATTTAATCCAGCTTTACTAATCAAATAAGAAATATCTTGTAATGAAGCCGTTAAAATAATACCATCCCATAATGAACAGTGATTTGATACTATTAAGAATTTTTGATTAGAATGTAAATAGTTATCAAATTTATATTTATTAATAATATTTAATGATTTAAAATTAACAGTTTTAATTAAAAGTGTTGCCATTTTTTTACTGAAAAAAAAACAAATATTTTTAGGAATGATTAGTAAAAGTATAAAATATATTAAAACAACAATAATTGAAAAAATAAATCTTAAAATAAACATTTATATAAATTAATCATTTAAATGTTTTTTATATAATAATGTAGAGAATTTTGAAATACTTATATTATAATATTCTGGATCAACTAAATTATTATCTTTTAACCAGATTCTTAAAATATTTGCATTTTTTTTAGGTGTAATTGAAAAACCATTTACATTTAAACAATATTCTTCATTAACACCAATGGTATCTCCTAAAGATTTACAACATAAATCAAACCATTTTTGTTGAATTTCTTCAGTAGAGATTTTATATGAATAACAACCGCCTTTTATATTATTAGAATCTTCCCATCTAGGAGATATACCTTCTCTAAATATAAAAAACATACCTTTATACCAATAATTATCTTCATCTAATAATTTAAAGATAGCACAAAAATCTTCAACATTACTAATTGTAGTAATTAGTATAAAACTGTCGTTTTCCCAATTTGATGAATTATCATGAAAATAAAGATTCCAGATATCATTCAAATATGTTTTATCCATATTTAATAATATATAATATTAGTTCTTATATGTATTTTTAATCTATTTTTTTTAATTCTTTAAAAATTTTCAATAACAATGTAGTATTTTTATCAATTTTATCAATTTTTAAATCTGAATTTGAATCTGAATTTAATTTAAGATAAATAATATATAATATTAAAAAACTAATAAATAGACAAGTAAAGATAACATAATTAGTATCAAAACATGTTTGTGTAAAATCAAATTCATTAATATTATTATCAAATTTAATAAGTTTATTCATTATAAATTAAATAATTTATTTAATCATTTTTTATATTTATATCACAAATATTCTTTTTTTTTATATAACCAATAATCTGTAATAATGAATCACATAAATCATCTTTTTTAGATTTATATTGTAACATAATTTCTTCTAATCTATTATTACCTTTAATTAAATTAGTACAGATTTCTATAGATTTTTTTTTATTATTTCTATACTGTTCTGCTTTACTACATGTTTTATCCATTTCATAACCTTGTAATTTAATAGAAGCATTAACTTGAACAATATCTAAAACATAATTATCATAATGTTTTAAATTATAAAAAAATCCATATATTAACATTTGAACAGTTTTCATAACACCTTTAGATGGTTGATTTTCTAATAAAACTAAATCAATATTATTAGATGTATTTTCTTTAATTTCTCCAATAAGTTCATCTAAATGTAAATAAATAGATTCAGAGATTTGATTGATTGTAATAGATTTTTTAAGTTTATCAAAAAGTTTAATAACTTTCCAAACAATTAATTTATTATCATATAAAACTGAACAACCTAAATTAATAATACCAATATCAAATGAAACAATTAGCATATTTATTTTTCTAATATTTTATTTTTCTATATATGTTTTATTATACCAATCATTCATTAATTTAAAACCATATAATATTGCTTTATTTATAGTATCTTCATCATATTTTAAATATATAGAATCATCTTTAATAATTATATCAATAAGATTGTCATGATCTTTAATAACTAATGTATTTTCATTATTATATTTATGGGTTGCATTATAATGCATTTTTTGTATTAATAAACTGAATAAACTTGAAAAATATTGTGTATTTGTAAAATTATGATTTTTAGGATAATTTTTAAAACCAGAATTAAAGTTATGAACAACAGATAAAATCTGATTACTAGGGATATCTGAAAAGAAATGAACAATAGTATTATCTAATAATCCAGGATCAACATATAAAAATCCATTTATTTCTACTGGTATAGAAATAATTGGTAAAGATATCGTAGCTTGAAGAACTTTATGAACTTTAGTATCTGGTGTATTTTCAGTATTAAATAATTCAACTAATCCAGAATTAATAGATAAACAAGTGATATGTAAATTATTACCAAATTTTTTGGATATATCCATAAATGTAAGTTCATAAGCATCAATATTAATTTTAGTTAAATAATCAGTAATCCATTTAAAATATTTAGTGGTATTATCAATACCTTTATAATCAATAATATTAAAGATATCATTAAAATAAACTGATTTAATATCTTCATCTTTAGAAAATTCATAAAAAATATTTTCTATTTCTTCAATTTTTAAATTGATTGATAATAAAAATGCAACACATGCACCAAATGAAACACCCCCATAATTTTTTAATAATTTAAATTTATGTGGAAAAGCTTGAATATATCTTATAACCCCAAAATTATAAAAACCCCATAAATGACTTCCAGAAAAAAACAAATGTGTAATCATATATTATATTAAATCTTTATATTTTATATAAAAATGATTTATTTATTATAACTATATATAATGGATTTAGAAATTAAATCAATAACTACATCACTTTCTTCATTATCTTTAAATGAAAATAAAATAATTAAAATACAAAAATGGTTTAGAGGTTGTATTTTGAGACTACACCAGTTACCTTTAATTATGTATAAAATAAAAAAATATTTACAATCACAAGTGTTTAATTTTTCAAATCAAAATAGAGATGGTAGAATAAATAGTTGTATAGATGAAGATGAAATAATTAAATTATTAGTTGAAAAATTTAATGAAAAAATAAAAGAACCAAAAATTAGAATGTGGTATGATATTTTAGTTTTTGATAATATGTATGGTTGGTTACCAGTTAATATAAAAACTACTACTACAATAACTAGTGATAATACTGGTAATTTAGCAATGTGTGTATATGCTTATACAAATGAAGTATTAGATATTCATAGTGATAATACTTATGAAAATGGTAAAATGAGTGAAATCCTATTCTATAATTTACAAATGAAAAAATATAATATTAGTAATAAAAGAGATTATTATTTTATCGTATTGAATAAATTAGATACAAAAGATATAATTATTAATAGTGTTAAAGGATTAACTTATTTAACACCTAATATTAATAATTTACCATTTCAAGTTTGTTGGAAAAAAAATAAAACATTTAAGTATGAAAATATAAATAAAAAAATAAATTTATTTATTAATTGCTTACAATATTCAAAACCAAGCTGGAAAGAAACATTTATTCAAAATATCCGGACATTAAAGTTAGAAAAAACTAAAAAAGAATTAGGACAATATTTTACAACTAATAATGAACTTAAAGAAAAAGTATTTAGTTTTATATTAAATTCGCCATCTAATATCTTAGAACCATCAATTGGACGTGGAGATTTAATTAGATTTATTATAGATAAAATACCAGATATAACTTTTGATATGTATGAGATTGATAGTGAAATTAAATTATTAGATAAAATTGAAAAAAATAAAGTTATTTATTGTGATTTTATGAAACAAACTATTACTAAAACATATAAAACAATTATTGGTAATCCACCTTATGTTAAAACTAAAAAAGGTAATTTATATATTGATTTTATTGAAAAATGTTATAATTTACTTGATAATAATGGTGAATTAATATTTATTGTTCCGTCAGATTTTTTAAAATTAACAAGTGCATCAAAATTATTAAATGAAATGATGTTAATGGGAACATTTACTCATATATTTCATAATCATAATGAAAAAATGTTCAAAAATGCATCTATTGATGTTATTGTTTTTAGATATTGTAAAGATAATGTAATTGATAAAAAAGTACTATATAATAATAAATTATTGTATATAAAAAACAATAATGGTTTAATTACTTTTGAAGAAAAACAAGATAATAATAATATTTTATTTAAAGATTATTTTGATATTTATGTAGGTTTAGTTAGTGGAAAAGAAGAAGTTTATAAAAATCAAAAATTAGGTAATATAGAAGTAATAAATGGAAAAGATAAAATAGATAAATATATTTATATAAAAGAATATCCATGTGATAATGAAGAAATAAATAAACATTTATTTAATCATAAAAAAGAATTAATTGAAAGAGGAATAAGAAAATTTAATGAAAAAAATTGGTTTGAATGGGGTGCATTAAGAAATATAAAAAGTATAAATAATAATTTAGGAAAAGATTGTATTTATATTTATAATTTAACACGAGAAGAAAATGTATCATTTTTAGGTAAAGTTAATTATTTTGGTGGTGGTTTAATAATGCTTAAACCTAAAAAAGAATGTAATTTAGAAAATATAATATCATATATTAATAGTAATAAATTCAGAGAAAATTTTATATTTTCAGGAAGATTTAAAATAGGACATAGACAAATATCAAATTCTTCAATTCCAGTTCAATATTTGTAATGTTTATTTTTTGATTATAAAAATCGTTTTTGAAATATAAAAATGATTATTATTATAATTTATATTATTTTATATTTAATATCTATTTTTATTAGTTTATTTATATCCAGTAAATATTATTCAAAATATTTTCAAATAATAAATAAAATAGGTTTATATTTAACAAATTTAAACAATATTACAGTTAATAATTATAATTTATTTAAGGAAACAGTTAATCAAAATAAAAAAATACTAATTGTATGTAATCATAGAAATTATTTTGATGGTTTAATATTAACAGCAATTTTTGGTAAAATATCTTTTTTAATATTGGAAGATGGATTCAAAAATATTCCATTTATGTTAAATATAATAAAAAAATATTATCCAAATTATATTATTATAAAAAAGAATGAATCCAGTGTCGAAAAAATTAAAGAAAAAATAAATAATAGAAAAATAAATGATGATTTAATATGTATTTTTGCAGATGCAATGAAAGAAATACCAATTGGTAAAAATATAGCACCATTTAAAACTGGTGCATTTGTAAATGGTTTTGATATTTTACCAATTGTTATTAAATATAAAAATTTTGATATTGAACCAATATATTATACACATGAAAATAAATTTGAATCAATTTTGAAACAATTTCTTAATAATAGAGGAAATATTATTATTGATGTTATGGATATAGTAGAAAAAAATAATTTTTCAATAGAAGAATATAAAAATAAAATATATGATAAAATGAATAAAAGATATGAGTTTTTATAGAAATAATTTTATATTTTGAAAATTATTGTAATAAAAATAATTATTCTATAGAAGAATATAAAAATAGAATTAATTAATAAAAGATATGAGAGGTTCTAGAAAAATCAGTTTTAAAAATAAAAAATTATTTCCGATAAAAATATAATTCCATTATTACTATTATTAACTGTAATAATAATATTATTTAATCTGTTGATCCAAAACCGCCTTCGCCTCTTTTAGTTTCAATAATATCTTCAATTTTTATTTCTTTAAAAATTGGAAATTCTTGTTTTCTAATTATTAATTGACAACATTTAAATGGTAAAGTTATTTCAGAATCTAAATTAGTTTTAGTTAAACAAACATATAAATTACCTTTATAACTTGCATCTATTATTCCAATATTATTTGATAATATAAATCCAGATTTAATAATTGAAGATCTTGGAACTATTTCAACATAATAATTATTAGGAATTTCTAAACAGATACCAGTATCGTACATTGATGTAACTTTATTAATAACTTTGTGTAATTTAACAATAGTTAAATCAAAACCAACATCTGAAAAGTTAGCTTTAGTTGGTGTAACTGCAGAATCCAAAGTTTTAATAAATTTTATTACTGGATAAATTCTTGATTTAATATATAATTTTTCAGTAGAATTTAAATGTAAAGAACCCATTAAATCAATAATATTAGTTGATTTAATTGTTAAAACATTATTTTTTAAATTATATGGAATACTAATATTATCAATGAATACTTCTTTTTCTAAAGTATTATCTTTAAAATCTAAAGTTAAAGTATTATCTTCAAATAATCCAATTGCATCAATGATACCTAATAAATAATCTGAATTAATTTCAAAATTTTTATCTTTTAAAGAATATTTTTCTAAATTATCAATATCTATATGTGTTGGTATAGAAGTTGAAACATTAAACCAACTAGTAATATAATATGATTTCATTATTTAAATAATTATAAAATTATTTATTTATATCATTTTTATTAATAATAAATTACTAGATAAATTTATTAAAAAAAAATGTATATAATATTTTTTATTTAAACTATAAATAGAAAAATCAAAATTTATAACAAATGCCCAAATAAATAAATAAATAAAATTATCCAATAAATCAAATAAAATAAAGTCTATCTTATTAATATGAATTAAATAAAAAGAATAAATCATTGGTATAAAATGCAATAAAATATTTGCAATATTAAATTGAACTAAATTTAAATTTATTTTTTTTGGTATAATTAAATACAACTCTGGTTCAAATATAAATATTAAATGAAATAATAAAAATATGTTAATTGTATTTAATAAAAAAACATTATAATCTTGAGAAATTATTAATGATATTAAATTCCAGATAGTATATTGTTTAAAGAAATTATTTGGAATAATAAAATTGGTTAATCTATCTAAAATAAAAGTAATTAAAAATGTTTTATTAATTAATATAAAAAAATGTAAATTCATTTTCTAATCTATTATTATTAATAAATAGAACTTTATATGTTTGATAAAAATTTAAATGAGAATATAATTTTATTAATTATAATTACAATAAGTTTATTTATTTCTTATAATTATTATATTAATAAAGACCATGAATATGTTAAAGCTAATAATGGTAAAAAATATCGTGTTCAAATAACTGAAGATAACCAAAAAACTGCTAATTTAATAGCTAAAGCAATTGAAAAAGTTAAAATGCTTTTAGAACATTTAAAAAAATCAGAACCCGATGATATTAGAACAAAAACATTAGTAGATAGATTTGATCCAAATAATATTACAGAAAATGGAATAAATGAAATGAAAAATGGTGTTACAAGTTATACTGTAAATAAAGGTGAAAAAATAGTAGTTTGTTTAAAACAAAAAAATGGTGATTTAGTTGAATTAAATACATTAATGTATGTAATAATTCATGAATTAGCACATATATGTGATTTAACATCGGAACAACATGATGAAAAATTTTGGAAAAATTTTGAATGGTTATTAACAGAAGCAATAAATATAGGAATATATAATTATGTAGATTATAGTGATGAAGAAGAGCCGTATTGTGGTATAAATATAACTTCAAATGTTATTGATGATTCTCAATAATGTAAAAAAATGATTATAAAAGATTTATATATATAATAAATATTATGGATAGAACAATCCCAAAGGATTTAAAAGGACAAATTAAATTTCAAATAATTGATTGGTTTATTCCAAGATATAATGAACAAATAAATTTAAATAATTCTGAATATAAAGAATATGGATATGATATTCATGTTTATGGTGTAACAGAAGATGGAAATTCAGTTTTTACAATAATAAAAGGATTTCAACCTTATTTTTATGTTAGAGTACCTTTACATATGACAGAAAAATCAAAAATAAAAAAATTTATAAATCAAAATTTGTTATCAAAATTAGAAAATGGTTGTTTTAAATATAATGTTCCAAAATATGGTTCTAGTGGAACAGAAGTAAAATTTGGATTACGTGAAAAAGAATTTGAAAATATACAAGTATTATGTGTAAAGAAGAATGATTTTTGGGGTTATTCAAGAGAAAAACGATGGTTTTTAAAAATAATAACACCTAATCAATCTTTATTTAAAACAATGCAATATATTTTTGAAGAATTTAATAAAATTAATAATATTGGAAATTGGAAATTATATGAAACAAATATTGATCCATTTATTCGTTATATTCATGAAAAAAATATTAAACCAACTGGTTGGTTATCAGTTGATTTTGATAAAACAGATGTTGAAGAAATAAATGATACAAATTGCAATTATTCATTTGTAATTGATCATTCTGATATTGAACCAATAACTTTAAATAAAATAGCACCATTTTTAGTTGCAAGTTTTGATATTGAATGTACTAGTAGTTCAGGTGATTTTCCTATGGCTATTAAGACATATAAAAGATTAGCACAAGACTTATGTGAAAATTGTTCATATATTCTAAATAATAATATAGATTTACTAGAAATTTTTAAAAAAATATTAATAGAAGATTATGAATTAACAAAAAATATAATTATTCATAAAATTGAAACAAAACATGAATTAACTTTAAATCAAATAAAATCGTTAGATTTAGTGAAAAGTAAAATAAATTTAATATTAGAGGATTTAAATAATCAAACAAATTTAAAAGTTTCAGATTATAATGAATATGAAATAAGAATAATAAATATATGTAATAAATATTTACCATCTTTAAAGGGTGACCCAATAATTCAGATTGGAACAACTTTTCATAAATATGGTTCAGATAAAATAATTTACAAGAGTTTAATAAATTTAGGGACATGTGATGAAATAGAAGGAACTGATGTTGTTCAATGTTCAACAGAAAAAGAATTATTATTAAAATGGAAGAATATGATATTAATAAATAATCCAGATATAATAACTGGTTATAATATTATGGGTTTTGATTTTAAATATATGTTTGAACGTTGTAATGAATTAAAAATTAATGATCAATTTTTATGTGAATTTGGTAAATCAAGTAAAATTGATGCAAAATATCAAACAAAAACCTTATCTAGTTCTGCATTAGGAGAAGTAAATACATATTTCTTTGATTTTGAAGGAATATTAGTTATTGATTTATATACATATGTAAAATCACCAACTATATTAACTTTAGACAATTATAAACTCGATAATGTAGCTGAAAATGTTTTAGGTGAAAAAAAAGTAGATTTAAAACCAAATGAAATTTTTAGTAAATTTAAAGGAACATCAAAAGATAGAATGGATATTGGTATATATTGTGTTCAAGATTGTGTTTTGGTAAATAGATTGTTTCAAAAGATGAAAGTTCTAGAAAATAATATTGGTATGTCAAATGTATGTTTGGTTCCAATGTCATATATATTTCATCGTGGTCAGGGTATTAAAATCTATTCTCTTGTTATGTATGAATGTTCTAAAAGAGATCAAGTTATTCCTTATAGAACTAAAGTTGATGACGGAATATATGAAGGTGCAATAGTTTTAAATCCAAAAACTGGAATATATGTTGAAGATCCAATAGTAGTTTTTGATTATTCTAGTTTATATCCAAGTTCAATGATTGCAGAAAATTTATCACATGATTCACATATTTTACCAGATGATGTTGATAAATATATTCATAATGATGAATTAATAATTAAAGATAGTAATATTGAATTAAATAAAATAGTAGTTGATAATACAAATCATTATTATGTAAAATATAAAGATGGAAATAAATCAACTATACCTCAAATTTTAGAAATGTTAATTAAACAACGGAAAATGACGAGATCTAAAATTGAATATAAATCAATTAAAACTGATAAAAATAATTATGTTGGATTATATAATGAGAAAAATAAAATAATAAAAAATTTGGAAACTGGTGAATCATATCAATTAAAAGATGAAATAATTTTAGAAATAAATGATACTTATACAGATTTTGAAAAAGCAGTATTTGATTCTTTACAATTAGCTTATAAGATAACAGCAAATTCTTTATATGGTCAAACAGGTGCTAAGACATCACCAATTTATTTAAAATCAATAGCAGAATGTACAACTGCAACTGGTAGAAATATGATATTAAAAGCAAAACATTTTGTTGAGGAAAATTATAATGCTGATGTAATATATGGTGATACAGATTCAATATTTTGTAAATTTCCTTTAAATAATAAAGGAAAAGAAGCAGTACCAGAAGCAATTAATAAAGGTTTAGAAGTTGAAAAAGCAATTGCAGAATATTTAAAAGCTCATAAACCACAAGCATTAAATTATGAAAAAGTATTATATCCATTTATTTTGTTTAGTAAAAAAAGATATGTTGGTTTATTATACGAAACTGATCCAAATAAATGTAAAGAAAAAAGTATGGGTATTGCATTAAAACGTAGAGATTATTCTAAAATAATGAAAGAAGTATATGGTTCTGTCATTAAAAAAATATTATGGGATAATGATCTTAAAGGTTCTTTTAAAGTACTTGAAGAACATTTACAAAAGATAGTAGAAGGAAATGTAGATTTAAATAGTTTGATAATTTCAAAAACATTAAAAAGTACATATAAAGATCCAACACGTATAGCACATAAAGTTTTAGCAGAAAGGATTGGTGAAAGAGATCCAGGTAATAAACCACAAATTAATGATAGATTGGCATACATCTATATCCAAAATAAGGATAAAAAAGCTTTACAAGGTGATAGAATTGAAACAAAAGAATTTATATTAGAAAATCCAGATATAAAACCAGATTATTTACATTATATTAAAAACCAGATTATGAATCCAGTTGTTCAATTATATACATTATGTTTAGAAGAAATACCAAATTATAATTATCCCGAAAATTATTGGGAAATACAAGATAAAGAATTACAACTTAAAGAAATTTATAAAGACCTCGTAAAAAGACAAAATCGTATTGAATCATTAAAAGAACAAATTGTTCAAAAATTATTATTTGATCCTTATATACGTTTATTAGAAAATGATTATGATGAAATGGGTAATATTATTCTTAAAAAACCATCTTCATTTAAAAAAGAAATTATACAATTGGATTTTAAATCAAAAAAAAATGAATTAGAAAATAAAATATTAAATATTGAAGTGAAAACACAAACAAAAGATAGAAAAATAAAAATAATAGTGCTTGATAATAGTGTTTTAGATTTAGTAAAAGATAAAAAAGAATTAAAAAAATATATGGAAATTTTTGAATTTACTTATGGAAAAAATCGTAAAGAACTAATAGTAACAGAGTTTTTAAAAAATTATATGGAAAAAAATATAGATAAATATTATATTTTTAGAATGAAAGGTTGTGCTAAATATGTTAAAGATTTTAGTGAAATAAAAGAATTAAATTCAAGCGATTCTGATAAAACATGGTTAGATATAAAACAAACTTTAATTATAATTTATGGACCAATTTTAAATTATTATCATAGATTTGATATAACTGGAATATAAAAAATACTGAATTAAAATATAGAAATGATACATAGAATTATAGTAGCTATTATAATTTTATTAATATTTGCTTCATTATTTGGATTTTTTAATCTCGATTATTCTAAATTTTTAGGTAAATTTTATTTAAAATTATTAAAATTTAGAAATGTTAAAGTTAATAATATAGAATTATTTAATAAGGTTTTTAAAAGTGATAGAAAATGTTTAATAATTGCAAATCATAGATGTTTATTAGATGTATCCATATCAAAAATAGTATTTAAAAATATAGGTTGGATAGCAAGTAAAAATGCAGTAAAAATATGTCCTTTAGGTGAATTATTAGCAAAGAATAGTCAGACAATAATAATTGAAAAAAATGCAACAGCAACATTAAATGAAAAAATAAAAAATCGTAAAGCGAATGATAATTTATTAATGATTTTTGCAGATGCAATGAATCCAATATTACCAGGATATAATATAGCACCATTTAAAACTGGTGGTTTTGTTGGTAAATTTGATATTTTACCAGTTGTAATAAAATATAAAAATTATACAGTTGATCCAACATTTAGATGGTTTGATGGGGAACATCCATTTATAGGTTTTAGTAAAATAGCATTAAATGATCATATAGATGTAACATTAGATGTGATGGATATACAAAGTTGTGAAAGTAATATGTCAATAGAAGAATATAGAGATAAAGTTTATAATTTGATGAATAAAAGATATGATGAATTATAATATATTATATTTTATAAGAGATGGGACAAGGACCAAGTACTCCAGAAACTACTAAATCACATTCGTCCATTACACAAATTTCTAAAATTTTTAAAAGTTTAAGTTTTGGTAGTAATATTAAAAAACATGATTTAACTTATACTAATATAAATAATAGTAAAATATTGCAATTTATTCAATGTAATTATTATACTCCAAAACAATTTAGTGATATAGATAATAATTTATTACCAAAATTTATGTGTAAGATAAGAAAAACAGTTGATTTAGGTGATACAAGAATCCATAGTTTAGATGAGAAAAAAAAAATATTTGAAAGATTAAAATTTGATAAAGATGTGGTAGATGATGAATTAGATGAAGATCAATTAATAGATGGTTTTAATATGTATCAATATAGTTTAAATGAAACTCAATTAAAAAGATTAGAAGAAATTATACAACAAGAATTAGCAAGATTAGGAAAATATATACCAGGACCAGTTTATGTATCTTATGCAAAAAAAAAAGAATATGTTGGAAATTATTTAAGTCGTGTTTGTAGAAAAGTAGGTTCTGATGGTGACTATAATAAACGTAAATTTTATAATGAATTATTAAGTAAATTGGATTCCGATCATAATAGTGTAAAAAAAACAATATTTGCAAGATATGTATGGACAGGTAAAGTAGATTTAATAATTTTAATACCAAATATGAATAATTGTAATCGTGTTCATACAAATATGTTTGATTATACTGTTCATAATCAATTAATTGAAAATTTAATTAATAATAAATTTATGAATGATATAGTAAAATTAGATCCGAATGATGGAAAAATGTCAGGTAAATTATATAGTTTTTTTATAAAACAACAAAATTTTAAACATGATTCAAATAATTTATGTTATTTACATGGTTGTTCAAGTGATACAAATGAAAATTTAAGTCAATTATTACCAACTTATGATAGTGAAGATGCTACATTACGGATGAATGCAAAAGATAAAAAAATATATTTACCTCAAAAATGCTTACAACCATTTGATTATGTAAATAATGGTTATAATCCAACAGGAAATGATGTAAGAGATAATTTTGGATTTTTTAAGAATGTAGATTATACAGATATAATATTTGAAATGATTTTTACAAAAGCATTTTTATGTTTTCATGAAAATGCAGATAAAGAAGGTGGTGGAATAGCAAGAAGATGGAATGATTATAAATCAACCGATCCAAATAATTTAACTCCAAAAACGAATATTAGTTATGATATAATAATGTATACTAATAGTTATGTAAATCAATGTATAAAAGGAACTGCAGCAGCAAAAGAAGAAGAAGGTGAAGAAGCCCCAGAATTAGCAATAGAACCTATTAAAATAGAAAAAGATCATTATAGTGAATGGAACCATGATATAATGATAGAATTAGCAAAAAGAAATAGAAAATTTCCGGGTATTCAAGAATATATATATCCATTTTTTAGATTAGATATTGATAAAACAAATATAAGAAATAAATTTTATTATATGCCTTGGGGTAATAGATTATTAACAAATAAAGAATCATTATGTGATGATCAATCTCTATCTGAAATAAAATCACATAATAATGTGTATTCAATATTTGTTGATAATTATGGTAGATTTGGAAAAAAACGTTATAATAGTATTATACAATGGTATAGTACATATAATTTTGGTTATGGAACTTACAAAATACAATTAAAAAGTAATGGATTAATAGATATAATTAAAAAAAATAATACAAATTATTCAACTGTTTTAAGTATTAAATCATTAAATGGTAAATTTAAAAATCCATTATCATTATTAGTATCTAATAATAATGGTGATTTTATAATATATGAGAATGGAATGAAACCAATAAAAAAATTAAATAAAATAGAATTATCAAATAAAATAGTAAAAGATGATATTGAAGATATAAATAAATATGGATTATGGAGTTATATGACAACAGACAAAAATGATCCAAATGCAGTTAGAGAACGAAATTATAATTATAATAGAATTAATAATAAATCTAATAATAAATTAAATGATAATTTAAAATGTACTAATATTAGAATGGATTTAGTAGAAAATTTTAATAATAATGAATTAATTAGATTTAAAAAATTATTAGATAAATTTAAATCAAAAAATTTTAAATAATGTTTTTAATAAATATGGATATGGATTTACTAGATTTGTATTTTAAGAATCATAAATATCCTTTAACAAGTCATCAATTAGATAGTTATCGTGAATTTTTAAGAACATATATACCAAATATAATAAAAAGTAATAATCCTATTAGTATGATAAAAACCGAAGATGAAAAAATAATATTTAAAATTGATATTATAATAGGTGTAAATGATAAAATTTATGTTGATAGACCAATATTAAAAGAAGATAATAAAGATTTATTATTAACACCAAATGAAGCAAGATTAAGAAATTTAACTTATCAAACAAATATATATGCAGATATACAATTTAATTTTTATGATAGGAAAGATTTAGAAGAACCAGTTAAATTTAAAAATATTTATGAAAAAGTTTATATAGGTTCAGTTCCTATTATGCTTCATAGTGATGCTTGTATTCTTAATGGTCAAAATATTAATGCTATTAATGAATTAAAAGAATGTTCTAATGACTATGGTGGATATTTTATTATTGATGGTAAAGAAAAAGTTATCGTTTCACAAGAAAGAATAACTAAAAATCGTTTATTTTTACAATTAATGAAAGATGATTTAGATTTTAGTCATAAAGGGTATATTTCATGTATTGCTGAAAAGGGTGAAGGTTCTTTGTATCCAAAAAGATTTGAATTAAAAATGTGGAAAAAATCAAAAGACATAGAATATAATACATATAATAAATATATAGATGATTTAGGATATGATGATTTATTAGATGTTTTGCCAGTGAAAAAACAACAATATAGTGGTTCAACAGTATTCAATATGGCAAAAATAGGTTTAGATATTCCTATTATTTGTTTATTTAGATTTTTAGGAATTAAATCTGATAAAGATATATATCAAGTTATTTTTGGAGATATTACAGAACATACAATTGAACAACAACAAAAATATGAAGAATTTTTTAGACCATGTGTTATTATTGCAGATTTATTTACTAAATTTGATAAAAATTTTGATTTAGTTCAATATATATATGAAAATAGTAAAGGAAATATAAAGAATAAAAATATAATAGAAGGAATATTACATATAGATTTATTTCCAAATATTGAAGATTTTGATGGTAAAATAAAATATTTAGGTTATATTATAAAACAATTTGCTTATTTTACATTTGGTTATTTAAATGAAACTGATAAAGATAGTTATTTTTATAAAAGAATAGATGTTAGTGGTGTTATGTTGGCAGATTTATTTAATGAAACTTATGCTAAATTTCGTAAAAAAATAAGAGATAAAATTGATAATAGATATAATTATAGTGGTATTATTAATGTAGAAGAAATAAATAATTCAATTGATGATAGAAATATAAAAATGTATCAAAAATTTTTAGGAAATGATGATGATATAAGAAGATTAATACCTTCTATTTATATGAGTGAAACTTTTATAAAATCTTTAAAAGGGAAATGGGGATTATCTGATGCTAATCCAGATGATTGTCAAGAAGGTAAAGTTCAAGATTTATCTAGAATTAGTTATTTAGGTTATTTATCACATGTTAGAAGAGTTAATATTGATATTGATAGAAGTTTAAAAATATTTAAATCACATATGCTTCATTTACATCAATTTGGAATAATTTGTCCATATGAAACACCAGATGGTGGTGCAATTGGTTATTTAAAAAATTTATCATTATTAGCGAAAATAACAGCAGGAACAAGTCAAGATGATATTTTAGAATGTTTAAAAGATAGTGGATTATTTATTAAATTAGAAAATTGTAATTCTGTTATTTTAAATAAAGTAATAACAACATTAATATTTTTAAATGGAACTTTAATAGGAACAACACAAAAACCATTCAAATTACATAATTTCTTAAAATTATGTAAAAAAACCGCTTGTATTAATATACTAATTGGTATTGTATTTGATAAATTAAACAATGAAATTAGAATTCTTACAGAAGCTGGTAGAGCTATGAGACCATTGTTAATCGTTAATAATATGAAAATTATTAGTAATATTACTAATAAAAATTGGTTTAATTTATTAATTGGAAATTTTAATTATAAAGAAAATATAAATGAAAATATTTATACAAGAAATGGATATATTTCGCCATTTATTGTAACAGGAAAAGAAGTAATAGATGAAGTGATATTAGAAATGGAAACAAAATGTGGAACATTAGAATATTTGGATGTGGAAGAAATAGATAATTCTTTAATAGCAATGTTTCCAGAAGTTATAAATGAACAACATACTCATTGTGAAATTCATCCATCTACAATATTAAGTGTAGTTAGTGTAAATATACCATTTTGTAATCATAGTTTTGCTGCTAGAAATATATTTCATGCTGCACAATCTAAACAAGCTATTGGTATCTATGCTACTAATTTTAAAGATAGATTTGATACAATGTCTTATCTTTTACATTATTCACAAAAACCAATTATATCAACTAAACCTTCTTTTTTAACTAGAAGTGAAAATATGCCTAATGGAACTAATATTATTGTTGCAGTAATGGCTTATAGTGGATACAATCAAGAAGATAGTTTAATGATTAATAAAGCAACAATTGAAAGAAGTTTTGAAGAAATTAGTTGTTTTAAATCAGTATCATTAACAGCAACTTTTACTAATAATGATGAAAAGGAATATTTTTGTAATCCACAAGATTTAATAAATAAAGGATATACAGTTAAAGGTTTTAAGAAAAAAGCAGATTATTCTTTATTAGATGAAAATGGATTAATAAAAAAAGGTATATATATACCACCTTCCAAAGATGTAATAGTAATTGGTTGTGTTTTAGAACGTAATGTAATTAAAGAAGTCAAGCAAGGTATATTTACTAGAGGTATTGTTGAAAAAGAATATATAGATAAATCTATAATGACTGATATATCTACATATGGTATTGTTGATAATGTATATTTATCTGCAAAAACAGTAAGTAATAAAGATTCAATATGTAAAGTTAGATTTTTAAAAATAAGAACACCAGAATTAGGTGATAAACATTCTAGTCGTCATGGTCAAAAAGGTGTAATTGGAAGAATTTTAAATGATGAAGATATGCCATATACTAAAGATGGATTAAAACCAGATATAATTATGAATAGTCATGCATTTCCATCAAGAATGACAATTGGACATATTGTAGAAAGTGTTTATGCAAAACTTTGTTGTATAAAAGGAAATATTGGTGATGGAACTGTTTTTGTTCCTTTTGATAAAGAAAAAATGAAAAAAGATTTAGAAAATGAAGGATTTGAAAAAAATGGTAATGAAATTTTGTATAATGGTTTAACTGGAAAACAAATAAAAAGTGAAATTTTTATTGGTCCTGTTTATTATTTTAGATTAAAACATATGGTTGCAGATAAAATTAATGCTAGAGGACATGGTGATTTTGCACCACGAGATTTTTTAACTAAACAACCTACACAAGGCAGACGCAAAAGTGGTGGTTTAAGGATCGGAGAAATGGAAAGAGATGTATTATTAGGTCATGGGTTATCTTTATTTACGAAAGAATCTTATATGGAAAGATCTGATAAATTTAATTTATTAATTGATAATTTTACAGGTTCTGAAATTAATAAACCAACATTAAATATGTCTCAAATTAAAATTCCTTATTCTTTTAAGTTATTATCACAAGAACTTAACGCAATGGGATTAGATATGAAATATAATACAATTCAAAAAATTCCAGAAGGTATATCTATTTTAGATAGTGATGAAGAAGAATTAGATTTTTCAGAAGTTGAATTTAATCAAAAAATTCATGATCAATTAATTTCCAAAAAAATTAAATTTACACCCAAAAAGAAAAAAGTTGGAGGTAATTTCA